TCGTAACCAAACTTCTCGAAACTAAAGTAGCGTTCGGCAAGGTCGTCAGTAATGCCAACGTCGTCAAGCAACATATATGCGTAGTCTAACATAGAATCAAACTCGCCTTGGTGACTTTCACGCAGGTAGTCTACATCTACGCCGCCCAAGTCGCTACGTACCTGTTCGATGTCGTAAATGTCCAGTCCAATCTCGTCGGCAAACTCAGCCAGTTCCTGAACCTCGTTCCAGTTCTTTTCTGTTACGCCAATCTGGTCGGTGCAGTAGTTGTTGATGCCGTCAGAATCTACAAATTCCCACTCCTCTACCTCTGGCGGGTAATCGGCTTTCTTTTCCTCCAAACCGTCTTGGAAGTCAGACCAAGAATTGTACGACCACGGGTAAATGTAGAAACCCTGACCACGGTAGTTGTAGTCGTAGGGTTCCATAAAAACAAAAATCTTTTCTAGTTTCATCTAGCTGTATTGTTCAATATTAAATATAAAGTCTAGCAGTGCCTGTATCCATTCACGGTCAGAACTAAACGATGCTTCGTCATGTGCCTCGCGCAAAACATCTGCTACGTAATCAATGTCACCTTTGTACGCGTAGTCCTCGGCAATCTTCAGCAGTTTGTTTAGGTGACCCGTCTGATTAATTTCGTCAAGACGTACGTTGCCAATAGCTTGATACAGGCCTTCGGCACCGCCTCCCCACTGGTCGTACCAGTATTGTATGTCGTGAATCTTAGCCACGTCCCAGTTTCTTTAAGTTGTGCAACGTGCCGTACTTGCTAGTCATAATCCTGTGCAGTTCCTGACGGTGTTTTTTTACTGCTTGCTGTCGCGCCATCTCTGTCTTCTCAGCGACTTCTTCCGCTTGTTCTTCAACTTCTTTTACCTCGCCGTCATACTCCGTCAAAACGCCGCTAAATACTTCCAGCTCAACACCGCCTTCCGTGGTGTACTTGCCGTCCTTAATGTCGGTGGGGTTGCCTTCTTCGTCAATCGTCTTGACTTCAACACCAGCCGCAAATTCTTCTGCTTCGGTCACCAACATCTGACCGTCTTCCAACTTGGCTTCAGCATAAAAATTACGCTTGCCCAAAAGCAGGTTTTTAATTTCGGTCAGTGTGTCCATAATGGGATTGCTACGCTTGCTCATGTTTTCCAATTTGTCTACAAAGTAACCCTCAATGCTAAAACCCTGTACTTCTTGTTCCTTGACAAATTTCCACATCTCGTCGTTAGCTACGTGAACACGAACCATCCACGTGCCTTCAGGAACAGACAAACCGTAATGCTTTGACTTGTCCATCTCTGGGTTAGTAACAATCCACGACTCGACCACGTGTACGTTGTCTACGTTTTCTTTGTGTTCAAACGTGTGGTCGTTTGTACGGTTCTGCTTTAAAAACATTTCCGCAGCCAACTTGACTGTAGGCTTAGAAAAATACACGTCGTATTCCTCGTCGCTAAACTCGTCGTAACGTGGGATGTGCTTGTCAGGAATTAACGCAGCACCAATCAACATACGCTGTTCCTCATCTTCTACGCTGGCAAGGCTGACCATCTTGTCTTTCTTGCCCTGCTTAGAAAAGTAAATAAAGTTCTCCTCGATAGCAGGAAACTTGACAAGGCTGATTGCCTCAACAGCTACGTCTGCTTCGTCCTCAATCAATAGTTCGATTAGTTTGCGTTCTGCCATCTCTGTTTTTTTATCGGTCAAAAACGGCGTAAAACCCCATAGAACGTAGCAAAGATTCTACGTCGTCGCCATCACGGTAACTATGACCGTCGATAGTCATTTCTGTGTTGTTCGGTGGAATGTCGTACGTAGCTAAAACATCAATGCCTAACCTATTTTCTACATCGTACGCAAGGTCAATAGCCTCTTGTCCCTGTACACCTTCTATGTAAATTGTTAAATCCATATCTCTGTTGTTTAGTACCAATCTTCGTAACCTTGAGCCTTAACCATTCCCTCTGCGATATATTCAAGAAAATCATAGACATCACCGTTAGCAAAATCAATTTTAGTAAAGGTGTTGTAGATAGTTTCTTGGTCGGCTCTACGAGCGTTAGCAACGTATTCAGCAACTGCATAAACGTTTAATCCAAACACTCCGTCCAAAATATCTTCATTTAAATCGTAACCCTTTTCATCAAACAAGGTGATAATGTATTCTTCAATATCTCTCATATCTCTGTTGTTTAAATGCCTGCTGTAATTGTTGCGTAACTGCGGTCGTGCTGTTGCCAATCAATTAAACGCAAACCGACCTCATCTAAAACATCTGCAAAGCCATATTCATCAATTGATGCTCCACGCATATCTTCAATGTCAGCCACAAAATAATCGCCGTTTGTGCGTAAAACTGTCATCTCGATTCCGTAGTAATCTAGTTCACGCTCCAAATTTCTACGTTCTTCTTTTGTGTAATCCATATCTCTGTTGTTTATCGTTTTGGTCGTGCGTAAAAAACCAACTCGTCACCGTAATAACTTGAAGCGATGTCAAATGAATGACCTACGGCTTCAATAATGATGTCTTCTACTTCATACCGTGTCATACCCTGTCGTTCAAATTCGCTACGCAAAACATAAATCGCGCTTTCACTTGAGCGCTGTGGGTCAACGTCAACTTCGGCACTAATCCCATAATCATACAGCGCATCAAGCGCTTCAAGTAATCCTGCCATATCTCTGTTGTTTAAATGCGCTCAAACACCATATCGATGCCGTCTTGCTCTACTTGTACGTCAACTGTCAAATCATAGGTTTTAGCTATGTATGCTGCCAAATGTCGAATCTCGGAAAGATTCGCGCCTGTCGTGTGAGCGTATTCAATGAATAAGGCTATTGAATCGGGAGTGTGGTGATACACGTTGATTTGATACGTTACGTCATACAATGCATCTGTAACGTAATCTTTCCAATTGTCAATCATATCTCTGTTGTTTAAATATCGTTTACGTCGTAGTCGTAGTTTGCAGCATCTAAGGCTTGCACAATTTCATCAACCTCAGTTTCAAAAAAGCCTAGCGTATAGTAAATGTCAATAATCGTATCCCGTCCATTCTGAAAGACCTCTAACTCTAACGCTGTACCCTTGACCAAATCAAAGATGCGTTCTGCCCTGCTTGTGAATACAGTAATTTGAATTTCAGGCTGCATATCTCTGTTGTTTTGTACAAATATACACAAATTGTACATAATGACAACAGTGTACCTATTATAAAATATATCCTAGCCTACAGGTGTAACCTTTTTTCTAATCCGCTTTGAAGGTGCATCATGCCCTGCAATTGGCTTTGGACTACATACGACTGGTTTACCTGTGGTACTTGTTGCTGTCGGCCGCCTACGCCCTGTGGTACTAACGCCTGTGTCTGTCCACCGCCACCGCCACCACGCTGTACTGCGCTTGGCGCATCAGCACCTGCTTGTTGTAAAATAGAACGTACCTGTGCAAACGAACTAAGGGCAATACCCACCATTTGTGCAATTAGCAGTGGTGTCACGACTGGTGCGGCAGGGCCAGTATTAGCCGCCGCCTTAACCGCGCTTGCAATAGCAGATGAAACCGCCTGTGCTTGACTCAACAATACCTGCGTGACTGCAAATGCCTTTTGTGCGTTAGACCCTTCTTCAGAAAGGCGCATCAACTGCGAAGCTATATCTTCTGCTGCACGCAACTTTGCGTTTCGCGCGCCAGCTTCGGCATCTAAATTGGCAAGCCTGGTTTTCAGTTCGTGGTCTGCGGCGTCGTCATCAATTTTTTGTTTTTCAGACGCATACCATTGGTCTAACTGCAGCAGTACGTCTTTGTGGTCTGCGTACTTTATACGTAGCTGCTCATATTCATCTGTTAACTTTGCTTGGCGGGCAAGGAATTGGTCTTCTTCTTTTTCGCCAAATTTTTCATCAGCCTCTGCACGCAGCGCTGCGTCTTCTTCAGCAAAGCCCCGTTCTAATTCTTTTTTACGGTTATCATAGTAAACAGCTAGAGCTTCAAGTTCTTCGTGGGTGGCGTTAGCGTCTTGTAACTTCTGTTTTGCTTCTTCCCTTTCTAACTCTAATTCTTTACGCGCCCTGTCCCTTGCGTTTAAACTGCGCAATAGTTCATCGCGTTCCAAAGTCTGCATAACTTCTTCACGATACTCTGCGTTCTTAATTGCTTGTTGTTCTAGGCGTTCGCGTTCGCGTTGTGCTTCGGCAGCTAGTCTTTGGCGTTCGCGTTCCGCCTCAGCAGCTTTTTCAGCTTCTTCTCTCTGACGGTTTAGTTCCTCTGTTGTTTCCTGTTCTACTTTTAGGCGGTCACGCTGCAACTGGTTGTATTGCTCAAGCAATCCATTAATGACATCGTCTTTTTCAGCTTTTTTGGAATCTAATTTGGCTTGCCTGTCCTTTTTGTTTGCTAAATAATCGTACCAACTTAACTCAACTTCATTTTTTTCGTTGCGCAGTTCGTTGATTTGATTCAGCAATTCCTGTTCCTGCGCCTGTATGGTGACCAATTCTATCTGACGTTCGACAGCCTTGTTGAAACGGTCTAAACCGTCAGCAGATTCGATGTCTAAGTCCTTTACTTCGCGCATAGACGACGCAAGCGTATCTAATGCCTGTGTTCTATCAGCCGTTGTTGAGGTAGTGTCTTGGACAATGCGGATGTATTCTGCGTTGCGCGTGTTGTAATCGTCTAATGCTTCGCTACTCGCTTTTACAACCTTGTTGTATCGCTCTTGTTCGTCTGTTACGCCGCTCAAAAGTCGCGTAATATCATCCCATCGGCTAATTAAGGTCTCAAGTGCAAGAAGTAACAGTCCAATTCCAAGACCAGCAAACGCGCTTTTAAGGATTTTAAAACTTTTAGACAATCGCCCTACAGCACGACGCGTAGATTTGAACCTACGAATCATCATCTGTAAGTTTCGCGGCAACAAACCAGAAAACAAATCCGCAAAACCTGTCCAGTCTTTACTGGCTTGTTTTGCCGTTTTCTTATTCGAATCACGTAATTTTCCTACCCTTTCACCAAATTCCTCAATGCTCTCATTGGCGTCTTTGGCGTCAACGTTCATTTTAACATTGACGGGTATTTCTCTTTCTTTAGCCATTGCGCAGAATTAGTTTAATCTTCGACCACGTACTGCTGTTTATGTCGTACCTGCCGTACCACTGCAACCACAGTGGGCTACCTTTATATATACGTGCGTTAGACAGCTTGATAGCTGCGCCAACTCCGCGTCCTACGTTATTAAAAAATGTGTCCATTAAAGGAATTTAAGGGTGCTTAATGCCGTTATCTGAACTGTGACGCACCATTGCAACGTATGGTTATTTGCACCACTTACTTGTAGCCTTAAAATTACTGGCGTAGTTCCGCCACCAGATGTCGCCCATTGTATGCCGTGTGCATTGTTGTGGTCTTTTTGGTGCGACAATGTCTCAAAATTACCTACCTCGCTAACGACGCCGCGCACCAACTTCAAAGCTGTTGTCTGCTTTAAATAATCTACGTCGCCAATCGTGCCGCCTGTTCCTGCGTATTGATATACGATAGCATCTAACTCGACGCCATACACCATGTTCGGTGCAAGAGGAATGTCCGTGCCACCGTCAATTATTTGTAAATTAGTGTACGCTGTTCCTGTAGTAACTGCCTCCATAGCAAACGTAGTCTGAGAACCCGACACGTTAATGCCATCAAAACTGAACGACTTGTTGTACGGAATTGGTAACGCATTGCCTGAGTCGCCGCCGCTTTTTAGGTACAGCCCTGCGTCGTCAGGTTCTGACGGGTTACCACCAATCGTGCCGCTTACAGTTTTGTAGTGGCACGTGCTAGTCCCTGTGTTCCACTTGTATCCAAACCGCTCACAACAAAGTTGATTTGCTGTCGCAGATGAACCTGTCTGTGCGTCTACAAATGTTACTGTACCGTTTGGCAAATACTCGTCAGGTATCAGCGTACAATTCCAATCACCTTTGTCGATGACTTTTAGCAAAGTGACGTTACAAGGATTTTCTCCTGATACCTCGTAATTGGAAATGTTCAACACTCGCCAATACGATTCGTCGATGTACACCCTATCATTGAAACCAAGGTCGCGTACATCTTGCGCAGACAAGAACACCTTGCATTTCATCATGCGGGCTTCTTCGCTGTAAATCTCGTTAATGTAGCTTGCCCAATACTTGCGAAACATGAAGTAAAACGGCACACCGTCAATCAGCGGGTGCGTATCGTCATCAGGGTAATCGTAACCCCAGTTTAAACATACCGTGTCAGTCGTAACAGGTACGCGGCTGTAAATGCTAAACAAGGGGTACTGGGTAATACTGGTGCTGTCAACTAAAAAGTCGTAGCCATTACCAATGTTTTTAAGTCCGTTGTAGTACGCAAGAATTGGCTTGTTTGTAATCTGCTCTGCGCCTTCTTCGGAATTAATCCACTGCCGCGACACCAACACGTTTGGTACTAACGTCTGTTCCGTCGTTGCGTCTTGACGAATCTGCTGTGTACGCAAAGGCACAAATGTTCCGCCAATCGTTTCTTCGTCAACCGCAAAATCGTTGTCGTTTTCGTAGATGTACCTTCCCTTGACCCAGCCCCAGTTGCGTTGCCACCATTCGTTTCTGTGGTCGTTGCCTTCGTGGTCTTGAAATATGATACGTTTAGACTGCAACTCCGTCGTAGGCTTTACAACGACACTTTCAGAAAAATCTACCTTGTTTGACCAGTCGTATGCACTGCCGCTGTTAAAATAATTTTGTGCTGTGTCTACACGAATAATCTGTGGCTGGTCTTTGTCGTATTCAAGTACGATATTCCATTTCTCTACAATTGCCTTCAGCCATTTATCCAGCGTCATGTCAGGCATATTTGCAGCCATATCAACAACTGCGCCTTGCGGGTTGTCCGTGTCGTATAACGGCACACTTAGCGAAGTACTGCCAAAACCAGAAAGCGAAGGCATCACAGTTACATCGGAACCGCATTCTGCGCTGAGGTGAAAGTTTACTTGCTGCGACTGCGTACACGTAAACACAAATTGCGCTGTATACAGGTAACCAGCATTAGCAGCAGAGGGAACTAACACTTGGTCGCTAAATGTCTGCGTAGAACTAATAGCGTTAACTGAGAAATAGTAGTCAGTTGTGGCTGTCGTTCGCAAAATGATGTTGGCTACAATCGTAAAGGTGCCGTCAAACGGTGCAGTAAAAACTCCCGATTGAAACAAATTGTCGGGGTCAAAAAATTCACCTGTCTCTACCGTAGGCGTAAACGCATACGATACACTGGGTGTATTTGCTGCAATTGTAATGCTGCTGGCTAAACCGTTTTTTGCTCCGTACATAGGACGTGCAGCTACGGTCTTCTGCTCTGTTGCAGTAAACATATACACCGTGGTAAAGTCCTTGCCAGTCAGACCAGTTTGCCAGTCTACCGTGTACCCAGCATATTTGAATATTTGTTCAAATAACCATTGAACCTTAACTGCTGGCTTCAAATGTTCAGGTCGTACTACCCAGTTGTTGTTGAGTCCGCTAAACGGAAAATCGCCAGCTAAATACCAACCAAACGGATACCACCCGTGGTCAACCAAAGGGTAGACTACAACCGCATTACCTACCGAGCCGTTTGTGATGTCGTTACCTAGCGTCCACGAATCGATAACATTTGCGCTTGTTAAACTGTGGTCAAGGTCTGTACCAATCTGCCCTACGAATAGGTCGTTAAATGATTTACCGCGAATCGCACGAAACGCATTGGCTACCGTACCTAACACGTTGACGCTGTACGCTTCTTCTGTGACTTGATTTAGCTGTAGCGTACCCACTAACACAATAATGCCGTGGTCGTATACTTCGCACACTGTTTCGCTATACGCTGACCATGTGTCGCTTGTGGCGTTAACTGAATAGTAGTGCGCAAAAAACTTTTCGTTAGTTTTCGTGCGCGGCAAGCTAAAACTAAAACTGTGTGGGCTGCTACGCTCACTTAGTTTCGTGTTATTTTGAATTTCAAAGTTTAACTCGATACGAGGGTCAGACAAATCTAAACTTGTCGTGACGTTGCTGCCCTGTTCTTTTACTAGTAACTCAGTCATATTGTAGGCTTGTATCGCGATTCTTCAATGGTGACAGTATACACAATGCCTTTGTCGTTGATGCTAGACTTAAAATCGATGCCCGTATCTGTGACTACGCAACCACGCCACGCGCCGTTCTTGTACCACAAAACCTCTGGGCTGTTCATAAGGCTGTCTAAAACGTCGTTAAACGCTTCGGTTTCTCCCTCTGTGTTTAGCGTCCATTCGTTTGTAGTTCGGATGCCGCTAATCTTCAGCCCGCCTTCGTACGGTTTCTTTACATACTCCGTAGTGCTGCCATCGGCATTGTACTTATTGCCGCCTACTGACCGATAGTTGTTGCGTACGATTTTTTCGCTGTGCGTGTGCTTGCCGTGAAAAGTATAGTAATCCCATCCGCCTAACTCGTTCCACCAAGCCAAACGAATAGCGTCGTACTTGCATTCTACCTCCTTGGTAATTTTGTACTGTTCGCTTTTTTCGTTGCCAGACAATACGCTGCTGCTTGCTGCCTGTATCGTGTAATGCGTCCATCCCGCATTTCCTGAATCGCTTGGCTGCAACGCGGTGTCTGCTGTTTGCGATTCAAGATTAGCAGGATACAATCCAACGTACATCAAAAATTGTCCTGCACTGTTCGCTCCTGCGGGTGTGACGCTGTTTGTCAAATATCCGCTGTTTAATGCAGTGCTGCCGTTGTAATACGCAATATGAAAAAACTCTGGTGTCGATGTCCACGGTGCGTTTGTGCTGCCGTTGATGAAAGCAAATACACCGTTATCTGATTCTTGAGCGCGAATATTTTGTGGCTCATAGACTGACAAAAATCTTGCGCGGTCGTCATTCAATATGTAGCTGTCGAAGTTTGTGACGTCATAGTCGTTGTAAACTGGTGTGAATGTTCCGTTTACTGCATACGCTGTTTTAGTCACAGCAGCTAATGGATATTCTGTCGGGTCATCTTCTGCTGTAGTAGCGTACTCGTAGTAGAAATCTAGCGTGTACTCTTCCATAGCCGTCGTACTTTCCGCCGTAATTACCGTGTCATGCACGTTGTGGTCTTGTGCCGTGTACGCGGACATAATCATAGACAAATCAAACACGCCAGAATCCGTGCTGTTTGGCAATTGCTTCAGTTTAGCTATGACCGTACCGTCTACAGTAATTTTGCAGATGTATCGAAACTTGGCTTCGGTCGGGCTGCCTGAGTCTTCAAATACGACGTAAACGATTTCGTCAGCTGTGCCTAACAACGTAGGCGTAGGTTCTTGTTGTACGAGTAGTGCCATTACAAATCTATTTCTATGTCAGATTGTAGTTCTTCTTTGTAAAAGTTATAAGTGTCATCTGCGACAGCTTCGGTAATTCTTCGTTGATATTTTTGAAAAATCATGTGTATAGGCTGACGCACAAATGGCGTCGGCTGTATGCCGTACATATAGATACTGCGACTAATCGCCTGCACTAATTGTTTGCGCGGAATAAACCTGCCTTTTTTGTCGCGGGCAGCCTCTATAGGCTTTACCACTGTCCATCTGTCAATAGCTGGCACTAGCTTTCCTTTTGGGCCTGAACCTGTGCCAAATTTGTAAGGACTGTTTGGTGCTTTCTTGTTACTTACCGCACCCTGCACACCGCTAGCTACAAAATCCCAGTATGGTGCAAGGTCAAAAATTAATTCAAAAGTTTCCTTGCCTACTTCAAAACGGTGCGACATCGTTTTGCTCAGGTTTCCGCTTGCGTTTTTGCCTTCCTCCTCTAGGATTCTGCGCATCTCTTTTATGACTGCGTCTCCGTACTTTTTAAACTCGCGTTCTGTACGCGACATTTTTAGTTCGTGAGTTTCACCACCCCATTCTAGTTTGTACTTAATAGAGGGCATCGCACAAATTACTTGGGCTAGGCAATCGCAAATTAAAGTTAGCTGACCATCCCGTCAAGCTGTTTGTTAATCGCGCTGTAAACGGCTCACACAACACAGGCATATCAAATGACCATTCCGCAGGAGCAAAGTTTGTTGTGCTGCTGGCAGCTAGATGAAACTCAGCTATTACGTCTTGCATGATTGCCATCGTTTCCGTGTAAATCTGCGTCACAAAATCGCGCTGGTTTTCAAACACCACCGTGGCAATAAAAACCTCGTACGTGTAAGAAGTGTGTGTGCCTTCAACAGTTGCGTCAGTCACTTGCGCATACAACAGCGGAAAGTCGTCAATAGTGATTTGGTCAATGTCTACTTCGTCTACTGAATGCGTGTAAAACGATTTCAATTGCTGATGGTTGTCAGCGATAGATTGAAAGACGTCGTTAATGTCGTTTATTGTCTGCATCGATTTTTACTTTTTGTGACAAGTTCAAGTCTTTTTCGTAAGCCATGAACGTGAATGCCTCCTCTACTAATATACGCGCGACGTGTTCCATTTTTAGAATATCACCGTCAGCTAATTGATAGATTATTGCGTACCACCCCCATTTCTGGCTAACCTTGTCTGACGTGCCGTCGCTGGTAAAGAGGGCGGCAAATCGTTTGCTAATGCTATCTCGATACGATAAAAAAAAACCACCGCACCAATTGCGACATCCATAGGACATTCACCCATGATATCTGTCTTTATTTGGCTGGGTTCGTACGACTCTATTTCATACAGCTTGCTTTTCTCCCTGACTACTGGTCGGTACAATATGGCGAGGACTTCTTGCAAGTTTTCAAACATCCCATCTTCCATGTACGTTTCTAGGTCTGCAAACTCACCTACCGTCAGGTTTTGCATATTGGGAATGAACCCGTACTTGACGCCTTCTAACATGAAATGCTGATGCAGGTGAAAGTCCGACAGTTTTGGTTCTGAAAACAACCACGTTAAATCGCGTACAACGGCATTAAAATCTTCAACATACATACGGTCTATTACGTCTTCCGTTGTGCCGCACAATTCCTTTAAAACGCGTTTTACGGCATCTTTACCGCCAGCCTCCGACCGCCAGTGTTTCATAATGCGCTTGTACATACTCACGGTTATGTCCGCGTAGCTTTCTGGTATGGTGATTTTGACCTTCACGACACAAAGTATTTTCCTGTTCGACGTAGCAACTTATTCAGGCAAACATAGCGCACAGCATCTACGCAGTGATTCCATTCGTCACGTGGCGTATTTAGCACGCGTCCGTTTTTGTCTGTCATCCACTTGTAGTTGCGGAATTCCTTTTGCGCGTTCACGCTCGTGTCCTTGACGTACAACTTGTACCTGCGCATCACGTCAATACCGATGCGTACTGAGTCCGCGCCTTTCTTAGCTGGCTTGATGTTAAAGTTCATCCTGTGTATTTCCTCGATACTCTTTGGTTCGGCTGAGTCAGCAATGATTTCCTCGTGCCTAGTGATACCCAGTTCCTGTAGTTTGTGACCTATATCACTATTGGTAAGTCCACCACTATACATGAACTCCTCGATGTACAACGCGTGGTCATGTTCGTACACCTTGACCAAGGCAGTCGGGTCATTGGCGAAACCCCAGTCAATACCCCACGCCAAAAACTTAGCGCGTTCTGGTAGTTCGCTGTAAACGTCACTGCGAAAGATTGTCTCCCTGCTTTGTCCGCGCTCACCAAGTCCGTAAACCGTCCAGTAGTATTCGTCGGTATCTCGTAGGCGTTCGATTTCACGTATAGTTTCTTCATTCAGAAACGGATTGTCAAGATACGTGGACTTGTAAAACGAAGCGTCATCACGTGGTATGACCTCATCGTAAATCCAGTGGTATTCATCCGACGGGTTGTAGTCAAGAATGACTGACGGTGCGTCTAGGTCGTGCGATGTTCTCAGCGTCAACTGTCGGTACGATTCTAAGTCTAGTTCGTTTGCTTCGTTGATAAAGCAAAATTGTCGTTTAGCGCCACGAATTTTTGCGGGCTGGTCAATTGACAGGAACTCCCACGTATTGCCAAACAGGTTGTACGTGTTCTCGGTCTTGTTGTGATTGCGTTCGTCGTACCAACCTTCACGGTCAAGGATAAACAAGAAGTCACGCATGACCGATGCACGTAACGAAGGAAATGCTTTACGGACTATGGTCAGTACATACCCTGCGTTCTGGTTGCGATAGCACCATTCGCACAGCACCGTGATAATCGAAAACGTCTTGCCACTACGCGTACCGCCTTGAAATACAGCTACGCGTGTCTTGCAGTTCTTTAGGTCGTAGTATGTTTTTGGCTGACGCATAAAACAAAAATACGGGTTGCGCCATACAACCTGTATTAATCCACCAAATTTGTATCATTTGCCCCCGTCTTTTCTAGTACCTCATCAAACCAGCTCGGTGCGCTTGGTGCTTCTTGAACCTTAATTTCTGTCTCTGTCTGCTTGGGCATAAAGTATGGCATCATTGCGCTTAGTGCCTTTAGGTATTTCTCGTCGCTGTTCTCGCGTAGGATTGCCAGCGAGTTCTGGATGTTTTCCATCTCACCCTCCATGACCTGCACGAATAACTCACGTGCTTTGGTTGATACCTTGCCTTTAGCACCCTTGGGTTTCCCGTTTGGGTTTCCGCTTTGTCCTTTCTTAAATGGCATTGTATTCTATTGTAAGTTACAGTCTAGGGTCAACTGTTGGTTGCTCATTTTTTGGTTATACCGTCTTCCAATTTATCTACACGGGAATCAATAAAACGATACAAGTCATCCTGCGCTGTCACAATCTTTTGTTCTAGGTCGTGACTATAATCTTCTAGACCTTTGACGGTTTTATTCAACTTAAACACAGTTACGACGGCATAGCTTAATAATACCGCAAGCGCACCTAGAATAAAATAAAGTATTTCCATAATTGTCATGTTACTTCGATTTGATTTTTAAAGTGGCCAATGACCTGCTCGGTCTTCTGCTTGTAAAACGTCTTAAAATCGCCATTAGAACCTTGTGATTCCCATAACTTATATAAGACGTTACGTAACCTCTGGCTTTGTGTTTTAGGCTGGTCAAAGACGTCTAAATCGATTTTATCCAGTTCCTCGATTTCTGACTGTTCCAGTGTCTCGCACGCTTTGAAAAACAGCATACCGTAGCTATCGACTAACTCGTCAATCTGCATGATTTCGCTGCTAGTCTTTTCTTGGGTTATGAATCGGATGCTAACTGTCTTGTCTTTTCTCCGTTGATACCCATCCACTAAGCCTGCTGTCAGGATTCGCACGACGCCTCGTATGCTTTTTGCAGTTTTACCAATCGTTCCTTCAAGCATGACCCGCAGCGCGTAAACCGTGCTTTATAACCAAGTACGTCACGGTACATTTCGTTAGCTAGTTTCTGTGCTTCGCTAGACAATACGCCTTTGTCTGCCTGTGGCTTGATGACTGTCTCGTACTGCGACTTCTGTTCTGGCGTCATCTCGGTAGCGTAAGGGAACAACTTGTTTAGTTTGTCCTTGCGTTCCTGACAGCCGCAGTCATCCGTAATTGCCTCGACTACTTTCTTAATTCCTGTAGCTTCCGTCAATTTCTCGACAGTATCACCCAGCCCCTTTGATTTTGTCTTCGTGCGCTTTGATGAACGCTTTGGTTTTTTTGATGCTGCTTTGGATTGTTTTTCTTCCGATTCCTGTGGCATTGGTCAATGTATTAATGCTGTGATTGTGAAGATAGTAAATTCTAAATATCTCAGCGTCAAACCAATAGCAAGATTCTAACAGCTTTTCGATAGCTGCTAGTTGTTCTTTGTGGTTTAACTCCTCGAACGTATCAGGCATATTGCCTACCGCGTTTAGTGGATAGTCGAACGTCAAACGCTCCTTCCATTTGCGATACTTGTAATAATACCTTGTCGTTTTACTGTAGGCGCAAAGGTACAACCACCGTTGTACGTAATAGATAAGTTCGCCGCGTTCGCACATCGCCTCGTACTTGTCAGTTTCGCACTGCACTAAATCAAGGCATATATCCTGCAATAAGTCGTCGCCGTTTTGCCCGACGCACCGCACCGCTATTTCCCTGAGTTTTTCGTAGTTCTCATTTATAAACGCTTCTACACAGGTCACAACTCCTTGGTTAGTTTCTTAAAGAATTTGCACAGCTCCCGTAGTTCTTGAGTTGTGAACTTACGCGCTGTGTTACTTTCTAATATAAGTCGTTGCGCAGTGCCTGCTCCGTACACCTCGTCCAGCTTGATGCCAAACTCGTAGTTTCTGCCGCCCATGACCATATTGCAACCTCCACATTGCGGCTTACAGTTCAGTGTGACGACCTTCCCGTGAATGTCTTCGTAGTGCCATCGCGTACTGTATTTTACTCGCGTCTGGAAATGCCCTGCTTGCATACCCTCCTTCTCCCAGTACGTCGTCTTGCCACACGTCCAGCACGATACATACCCGTTTTTGTCGGCGTGGCTTTTGCGAACGTAAATAGAATACGCTGCGTCCAAAGCGTTGACAGCTTTTGTGCGCTCACTCATGCCACAATATAACAACAAAGGGACGCACTACGCGTCCCCCTGTTGGAATACAAACCCTACAAACCATAACTAATGATGTGCAATGTAGTAATAAACTACATCGCCTGCAAGATTTCATCTATCAACTCCCGTACTGGAACAAGCATCCCTACGCTGGTTTGGTCGTCACCTCCTTTTTTTGCCCATGTTTGTTCTGGTGGCAGCTTTTTCGCAACGCATTTTTGTTGCCATGACCGCAAAGCCTTTTTTAAATGGTCAG